GACTTAGTTCCATCAGGAATGTAAGTCTTTAGGACTCTAGAAACAGCCTTAGAGAAAGACTGTAGACCACTGTGCTTATCCTTTTGTAATTGTTCAACGACGTATTGAACTGGTACACCGTGTCGAAGTGCTAGCGACAACGTCCTTGTCATGGCACCGTGATTAGGATTTGCAAATAATTCGACAACGTCCTTGAAAAGAAGGTGGTCGTCGTCGCCAATTGGAATCTGGAGATTATAAGTTGCTACACCGTCTTTCTTACCATTCTTGATAAGAAGACCCGTCTTAGCCTTCTTCGGAACTTCGACATGTTGAGACAACCCACAGAAGATCTCGTAAGGCTTATCAGCTAACCTACCAACCAATACAAGATACGACTCATTGTCGTTTCCTGACCTCACGTTTATTCTGTGAATATCGCAAGGTAATTCCTTGGGTCGTTTTGGCGCGTGGCTTTCTACCAAAGCTTCCGGTTGACCATCAACCTTCTTCTCTTCCTTCTTCGTCTCGGCCACAAGGACGCCGGTTCGACAACCATCACGATAGATAGTGACGCCCTTACATCCAGTCTCCCAACCCTTCATGTAGATGTCCTTAACAACGTCGACAGAAGTTGAGTTTGGAATATTGGTAGTGTTAGAGATAGAATGGCAGATCCACTTCTGCGCTGCCGCTTGTAGATCCACCTTGGCAACCCAGTCGATCTCATTGGCTGTACCGCCATGATATGGAGACTCTGCAACGCGCTCCTCGGTCTTATGATTGACCTCCATCCACTTCTTGAAAGCGTGGTGGTAGACCATGAACTCTTGCCACTTGTCGCCGAGCGGATCGACGAAGTCGACTCTGGTGTTTGGATCATCACCGTTGACCTTCTTGCGGCGCTTGTAGAAGAGCATGAACGCCGGTTCGATACCACTTGTCGTTTGCGTAAGAACAGAAACAGAACCAGCTGGCGCAGTCGTCGTTAGAGCGATGTTTCGGCGACCATGCTTCTTATAATCCTTTACGAGGTCGGGGTCTGACTCGAGAATTTGTTGGATGAACGGATGCTTCTCCTCAAGCTTGTGAGAAAAGACAGGGAATGCACCACGCTCTGCTGCCATCGTTACCGTCGAACGATAGGCAGATAGAGCCAACGCCTTATAGAGAGACTCTGTCATCTGGATAGAAATCTTCGAGCCGTAGACGAACCCCATCGCCGCTAGAGTATCGCCGAGGGCCGTGATACCCAACCCAGTCCTTCTTCCACCAAGAGCCGCCTTCTTAATCTTGTTCCAAAGATCGAGCTCGGCTTGTTTGACTTCTTCAGGTTCTGGATCATTTTGGATCTTGGTGATAATCTTATCTACCGCCTCGATCTCCAGGTCGATCAAATCGTCCATGAGTCTTTGGGCCTTGACAGCAACGTCCTTGAATCTTTCGTTGTCAAAAGCCGCGGCGGAAGTGAATGGATTCTTGACGAACTTATAGAGATTGACGAGAAGCAATCTGCAAGAATCGTATGGAGAAAGAACGATCTCACCACACGGATTTGTAGAAGTCGAACCATAACCGCAAGAAGCGTATGCCTCTGTTGGAGTTCTCTTCTTCACTGTATCCCAGAAAAGCAAGCCTGGCTCTGCGGATGCCCAAGCTGCCTCAATGATCTCGTGCCAAAGTTGCTTAGCGTCGACCCACTCTTCGATAGAATGCTTAGCATCCTTCTCTACTGGGAACCTAAGGTGAGCTTTTCCGCCATCCTTCACTGCCTGCATAAACTCGTCTGTAAGACGGATAGAGATGTTAGCACCGGTAACCTTCTTAAGGTCTCGCTTGATATTGACGAACGTGCGAATTTCTGGATGGTGAACATCAATGGTCAACATCAAGGCACCACGACGACCACCTTGAGCAACCTCACGGCAGGTATTGGAGAACCTCTCCATGAAGACGCCGATACCATCGGTGGTACGAGCTGCGTTGGCTGTGACGATACCCTTTGGACGAATCGTAGAGATATCGAAACCAACACCGCCACGACGCTTCATGATTTGAGCTTGTTCTTGGTCGGCCTTAAGAATACCTGCGTAGGAATCATAAGGCGACTGAATGACGAAGCAGTTTGACAGCGACTGGTACTGGAAATCGTTACCAATTGCTGACATAGGAGAACCCTGGGGAACGACTGGTCCTAATCCCCTAGATTCCTTCGCTAGCTCTTCAATAGACATCCTGTCTTTTTGTGCGACGTCGAGGTGTTCGACGTCTGCTAGCAAACAAAAGATCTCTTTTTCAGAAAGAGGATTAGGATACTTAGCCTCGATCCTAGCAAATTCGCGGGCGAGGCGACGATGCATGTCGGAAGGAGTAAGTTCCAACAATTGTCCATTTGGATTTCTCAAGGCATATTTGTCTACGAATACGCTTGCCGCTAGTTCGTCGCCACTAAAATACTTCAAGGATGCCGTGAAAGCTTCGTCACGAGTAAATGTGTTCATTTGTTTCTCCAAGCTTAACGATTAGTTAAATAACTATAACTCAATGTCCTGCTACCGTTATCGAATTTGTCGATTCTTCGTGATGTTCTTTTCGCGAGGTTGAAAAATCATTTTTAAGTTCTCGCCATTTGGCGCGTAAAGCTTGTTTTTGCGCCGCTTCGTCGTCTAATTTGGTTTCTTCCATATTGCCTGCCTGTCCGGCAATTTCAAATTTACTGCGAGCAGTATCTATCTTAATTGGGAAAACCAGACCATCTCTACCTGCTCGATTCTTTGCTACGAATAGTCGTCCCCAACCTGTCGCCTTTTCGTGGGACTTTCTCGAGATAGATAGGACTACGTCTGCGACCATCGCCTTTCCATAAGCTTCAGACATGTTGCTAAGATCGACGACGTCACTATTAGAACCTTCTTTGTTCGATTGGGAAGCCGTCCAGACTGGAATGCCCTTTTCGGACGCAAATCCTCTTAACTCTTCATAGATTAGTTTTAATTCGTGGCGCAAAGAATCGTATTGTCTGGTTGAACGCATAATGTCGGCGTAGTCGATAACGATTAGATCTGGTCTAAAACCCTTGACGTCCAAACGTTCGATGTGTGACCGAACTGTATAGATCGACGCAGTATTCGTAGGAAACTCCTTGATGATTAGTCTGCCAAGTTTCATTTCCTTGTACTTCTCGAGCACTTCTTCTTTTCTGTCGATGACTTGATTCGATTCCATATCGCAAAGATTAGAATCGTATCGAACACCGACCGCTGTTTCTGACAGCTCAAACGTGTAGTGCAAAACATTCTTGCCTTGCTTCAAGGCATTTGCGCCGAGCATCGTAAGAAAGTGAGATTTGCCGACGCCTGTAGCTGCGACGATAACGCCAATTTCACCAGCGCCGAGGCCTCCATTTAGAATCTCTTTACGATCAAGATCATCAAGACCTGTCGCGACGCAGTTTCGTTGAAGTCTAGTAAAACGAGCTTCGTAATCTGCAAAAAAGTCGTGACCAAGAGCTGGCGCTGTTCCAACCAGAACGGCCTTTCGAATTGAATCTACAATCGATTCGTACTTTTCTGCTTGCATTTGATCGACTGCGTCTTCAAGCGCTGCCTTTAGAGCTTGCTTGCGACAAAAATCAAGAGACTTATCCTTGACAAATTGTAGATCGCCTGGATCTGGATTCGCCTTCATACGCTGGAGGTATTCAATGATCTGATCTCGAAGGATAGTATCGGTACCGACCTTAAGATCCTCACGAATAATGGTCACAAGAAGTTGCAACGTTGGAAATACTTTGTACTTCTTAGAATAGGCAAAGTACCTGTCGGCAAGAAACTGGAGATATTTCAACTCGAAATAAGAAGAATCAAAAACCTCCATCATCTGCTCGGCCCATCGTGGATCCGTCAATAACGCTTGTCCAATTTTTTCTTGGAATGATTTACCGTACGTACCGAAAGTTACTTTGGTCGTCTTGTTTTCGTTGTCTAACATTGTGTTCTCTTAGTTATTTGAAGATCCAAGTCCACTTACGCATCTAAAAGCATAAATGAATGCTTCGATGTCAAAGTCATTAACGCCTTCTTTAACCAGGGCCTTTATAAGGCCAATCCTATCAACACGAGGGGCGAATGTATCGATGACATGTTGTACGCGCGAAATCTGATCTGCTGATAACATGCTACCATCCAGATGAACGAGTCGCCAATTTCTCTTAAGATCATGTTCACTCTCCAAAACGCGGCGATAAATAGTCGACTCGGAAGAATGCGAGTGACAAAAATCGATGACCTCTTGTAAAAGAATTTCTGAATCGTTACCAAGCATCGGAAATTTCGTAGCCGCAGTCTTGAATCCGATGCCTTTTATGCCCGGAACGTTATCGCCAACATCGCCGCACAAAGCCTTAGCAATCGCAAAGTTGTGGGTCTTAATTCGATATTCTTCAAAAATGTCCTCTGCAGTAAGCACGATCTTCTTGTGCAACGAATAAATCTTGGTCTTTTCATCCAACAACTGATACATGTCTTTGTCGGACGAAACGATGATCTTATTTTCTTGCCTAAATGGTCCTTTACACAAAAAAGCGACGATGTCGTCGCCTTCGCAGTCGGAAACATAAATCTGACAAGCTGGCGTAAACTTTAGCATTCCCAACAACGAAATCAGCTGATGTTTTTTATTCTCTTCCGACTCGGGAATATCATCGCCATAGAAGCGATTTAGCTTTTGGGCCTTACGACCCATCTTATATTCGGGGAATAAACGTCGACGGCGCTGTGAACCGCCACCTTCCCAGGCTACGTAGACAGCTTTAGGTTGAATCTCTGTTAAGATTCTTCCGAGCGTCTTCATAAATCCCATACATCCTCCCATTTGGTAACCATGAGCGGACATCGTTGGGTAAGCGGCCCAAGACCTGATAAAGAGATTTGCGCCGTCGACGATGAGTATTGGTCTGTCAGTCATCAAACACCAGTACTTCCAAGACCGCCTTCGCCACGAGCAGTATTGTCAATTAGTTCTGCCTTTTGAAAGATGGCTTGAAAAATGGGGAAAAATAAAAGTTGTGCAATCCTATCGCCTTTTTTAACAATAAACTCTGACTGACCTGAGTTATGCAGAATTACCTTTATCTCTCCTCTATAGTCGGTATCAATGATGCCAGGAGCGTTTAGAACCTGAATTCCGTTCTTGGCAGCTAGACCCGACCGTGAGCATACCATTGCACCAAAACCGTTAGGAATCTCTAGCTTAATACCAGTTCCTACTGTTACGCGCGTTCCTGAAGGAATAACTAACTCATCGGTGGACTTTAAGTCACAAGCCGCGGAACCAGATGTTTGATATGCTGGAATTTGCGAAATATCGTCTGTTAAAACTTTAATCCAGATTGGGTTAGTTGGTCTTTCACTCATCGGTGCCTCCATCATCAGCAACGTTATCATCAATCTCTGTCGGGTCAGCAGCAGGACCCGCAGTCATAGTTAAAGCTGCATCAATTACTTCCATGATAAAAGGACCATGGATATTGTCTTTCATCAACGCTCCGAAGTCGTTCTTATAGAACTTCTTTTCTACCACAACCTCACCCGTCTTTTCATTGACAACGCTAAGTTCCTTCCACGCGCCTTCACCTGAAATATTAATGGTGTGACCCTTGCGCTTGACGGGACCGTTCTCCTTACAATGAGCGCGACATTCGTCGAATAGATATTCGTCTTCGACAATTCCTCTACCAAAGATGATATCGAACTCGCACTTGCGAAATGGTGGAGCGACCTTGTTCTTCTTGATTGTTACCGTGGTATGAATACCAATCGGCATACCGTTCTTGTCCTTGACTTGATTTCCACTTCCAAGTCGGATACGTACGGAGGAGTGAAAGGGAATAGCTCTGCCACCAGGCGTGGTCAATGGATCGCCGTGCATTACGCCGATGTTGTCTCTAATTTGATTGAGACACAGCAAAGTCACATTATTCTGCCCGATAACTCCAGTGATCTTTCGCATGCCCTTGGAGATAGCGCGTGCTTGAAGACCAATCGAATTTTGCTCGTATTCACCATCAAGCTCAGCCTTTGGCGATGTAGCCGCGACGGAATCCCAAATAACTAGGATGGGAACGTTCTTCTCGATGATTTGTTTCGCCTTGAGGATTGTCGACTCAATGATCGAGAAAACTTCTTCGGTGCAGTGCGAATCGCAATAGACAAATCGCTTACGAACATCGATACCCATGTCGGCAAGCTTCTGTACCGGCGTCGCATTTTCGGTATCAATATAAACGACCAAACCACCCATCTTTTGGGCGACAGCAGCGGCGTGATAAGCCAAGTGAGACTTACCTGAAGAGGGCAATCCGGAAATTTCGATAATTCGACCCTCGGGGTAACCGCCACCGAGAGCGTTCTTGATAGCGTAATTTAGCTGAATCGACCCTGTATCGATCCAGCGCTTTACTACGGTCGGCGCATCCATTTCCGAAAGGTTAAAAGCGATGCGGGTTCCAAACTCCTTGTTGATAGACGAAATAAGATCTTTCATCATGCTATCAACTTCGTTATTGCTCTTTTTAATTTGATTGTCTTCGGATTTAGATTTTGCCATAACAGTTATTATCCCCATCAAGCTCTAATAGTACAAACGCCGGAAACCTATTTGATTTCCGGCGCTTTGATCAACAGACAACGACGTCAGTCGTCGTCGCCCATTAGGTCAGCGAAAGCATCGTCTAGCGATTGCTTCTTAACAGGTGCCTCGTCCTCGGTCTTCTTGACCTTCTTCTTCTCTGGTGCTGAAGCCTTAACCTCAGCGACCAAATCATCAAGCGCATCAGCTGGAGCTGGACCTCTCGTCGTTGGAGGCGTTGCCATCTCTTCGGACGTGCCACCGCTCAACCAGTTATTGAGAACAGTCTCGATCTCTTGCGTCGACTTTAGACGATACATATCGTCAAGATTTGGAATCGAATTAAGCCATTGTTCGGCGACCTTCGAATCCTCGTGTAGCTTCGTTGGACGACGAGCTGGGTCGACTGTCGTATCGTTAAACTGCTTGCCTGGTTGCTTCGTAATCGACACCTTTAGATCGAAACCCTCCGTTGGGGAGAGAATATCACCGACCTCCTCGTCGAGGAAGAATCCAAGCATACGCTGATAAACCAACTTACCGAAGCTCCAAATTTGGACGCCTTTGTCCTCTTCTCCACGGACGATAACTGGAGCGTAGCATCGCATCTTTGGTTGTAGCTTCTTGGCTAGAACCCTATCATCGGGCTTACCGCTGCTATATAGCTTACGAATCAACTCGTTGATTGGATCAGGCTTGCCAAATTGGTTGGGAGCCAAGATACCAGCATTATCGCCAATGTAATAGAACCATCTCTCCATGAAGGGTTGCCCATCTGGCGCGTTCTTCCATGGTAGACATCGAATCTTGTGCTCGCCAAGACTCGGCTTCCACAACTGGACCGACGACGTCTTCTTCACACCCGAAAGCTCTGCAACACGACGCTTAATTGCTTCTAGATCAATTGCCATAATATTTTCCTTATCCTTTTCCGTTTCCTATTCCTAACCTGTGGTAGGAATATCACCCTGCACCGTGCAGGTATTTCTACCCTACCACAAAACTTTTTGACTGTTCAAGGTTTCTTTTCAGCGCCAACCTGGCTTCTTACGCTTGTCGCGAGCGCCCTTAGCGCCTGGACCTTCGGCGTCTTTACCAGCGTATCCAAGCGGCGCTGCAAAACCAGCGATCGCTCCTGCGCCGCTGAACTCGCCCAATTCCTCGACCTCATCCTCGTCCTTATCATTATCGCCTGGCTTTTTTGTACCTGGCATCTGGTTTGGTACGTGGGCGTTACCCTCGATCTCAAGAATAATCGATCTAATGTACCGACGTAATAATACGCTCATAGATTTAAGTATGGCGTCATTCCTTTTCTTGCTTCGTAGAAATAAGGTCTGCCGTGTGCACGATGTCGACTAGCCTCGGCTCCTTCATCTTGTAGGGAGCATTTTCGTCTGCGTATTGTCCATCGTTTAGTTTGATGGCCAACCACTCGTCTTGGGTTAGTTTCAGTCCAAAGTGTTGGCACAACCAAACTCCGCGATCAGGAACAGTCATATACTGCATATCGCGATTGTACTTGTACATCTCGCCAAGCTTCTCTCGATGCCAGTCAGAATCCTGAGGAAGATAATAATCTTGCTCGTGATCGCCGACCTTGCCGAGGTCGTGAAACAAACACCCAATGATTAGGGAATCCTTTGGAACTTCCCAGCCAAATGCCTTGCACAGCTTCATCGCATTCGAAAGAACACGCAGCGAATGGTCGACTAATCCACCAACCATGCAATTATGAAAATCTAGTCTGGACGAGGCAGGACAAATTGCAAGACGCTCTCCCAAAGAATCCACAAGATTTAATGCTGATTGTGATCGGTCACCAAGCTTCTCGCATAGTGATCTAAATTTATCAAAATTCGCAGCAATTTCTTCAGGAGTTAGTTGTCTCTGTTTCATTTTCTTGATTATCATCAGAATCTTTTAATTTGTTCAAAAGATTTTTCCTACGCGTTTCCCAACCCTTTTCTACTCTTTTTGTGTACTCTTCTTTTGTAACTTTTTTGTTAGCTTCTCTAATCGATTCAATCCATTTTCCATTAGCAGATCTATTCTCTGCTATTTTTTTTGCTCTTTGCTTAACTTTTTCTTTGTTTTCTTCACACCACGTAGAAACTGCTTCACTTACTTTTTCGCAATAATCTTGTTTAAAATTTTCATCTTCTAATTTTTTTAAAAAAGCTTGACCACCCTTGTTCGCTTTTTCAAGTTGCATTTTTTTGAATGCTTCATTATATTCTTCATCTTCAAGACATTTTTTCTTAATCGTCTCCCATGATGAATGATTTATTCTCTTTCCTAGTTCAGGATCATCTTCATGTCTTTTTTTTGCCAAATTTGAAAGATGATCTTTAGCAGCTTGGGTAAAGCTATTGTGAGAGTAATATTGTTTTAACGATATGCTCAAATTTTCTTTAGCCTGTTGAGACATTTTATAACGTCCTTTTTTTCGACCTCCTTTCCCGCCAATATCAAAATTCATTCCACCAAATGAAATGTCTGTTTTCATTTCTTGAATTAAAAAAATTTCTCCATCATTCATCTCTTCTTCGGTGAGAAATGTTTTCAACTCTCTAATATGACAATTTTCAATTCCGTGTTTGGCAAGAAAATAATCGAATTTAATATCTTTGGGCTTACCTTCACCCGATAAAATTCTTTTAGCACATTTTACGTGACCTTTGTGCCTATTTTCTAATCCATACTTTGACTTACCAACATAAATGTCTTTTCCTTGACAAAGGCTACAATGGCAACTATAACAGTATACGACATATTTTACTTCCATGATGGATTAAACCTCCAGGAAATAACTATATCGTATTTTTAAATTAATAAAGGCCACAGTACTATACTGTGGCCCCATTGTTCACCAAGTTTTTCGGTAATTTTTGTAGATGAACTACAAGATCACGCCATCGCAAGATCGCCAGCAATTCGTGCCAATGTTTCCATCGCCGACTTATACTTACGATCAGCTTCGGCACGAGACATCTTCCTGAAGGCATCGCTCTTGTCCGTTGCATTATAGTAATACAATGCATCATCGAACTTTTTGCCTGTTCCGGCACCAAGTGTGCTGTCAAGAACAGCGTTAACCGCATCGCGCTTATCGGAGTCGTATTCACCGGCCCACGACCAGTTATAGCTCGACAAAGAAGCGTTGATCTTCTTAGAGATAGAAGCTGGGGTCATTTTTCCCGCAACGGCAGCTATCGCGCCGGTGCGCTTCGAATCTTCTCTTGCGAAACCGGCCTCGCGAAGGGCTAATTCCAACTTCTTGAAATCTGCATCAGATAATGCCGAGAGTGCAGCGACAATGGAAGCGCGGCCTACACCGGCCAAGGATCCTGCAGACAATGCAGCGCCGAAGTCGACGGCTTCGTTAACAGCTTCAAGTTCTTCTTTGATAATTCTACGTAGTTGTGTTGCTGTAATCTTCATGTTACCCTCTGGGTGACTTGATAAATATAACGCTTTTTCAAAAAAAAAAAAAATTTAGCAAAACTTTGCAACGACAAAAAACAAACCGTCTTCAGCCCAACCGATGTTGCCTCGATTGCCTAAAACCTTTATTTTACCCCAGATCGAAGCTTCAGGAGCCTCG